CTTTTTCTTAGCCTCTGCGCACTCAAGCGGATATTTAATAGGAGCTACAAAATTAATAATAGTCCTCCATTGAGATACACCTTGCTGACCCACATCGTCCATAACGAAAACGTCTTGATTTTCATAATCATCATAAAAATCTTTACCACCCATAGTAGGAGGTACCGTATGCACATACACAGATTTATTTTTCCTAACTAAATACTCGACAATATTATTCATCAATACAGACTTGCCGCTACCAGGAGCTCCTTCTAGAACAATACAAATGGGTTCATCTCGCCTAGATACGTCAAAATTCTTTATATATTTCATAAGATTATTGCAAAATCCATCCCACGTGAGTTTAAAATGCTTATTATCACTATTATCGACGTATTCTCTAAAATTTTGATCTTTAATCAATTTATCATGTAGTGTCTCACAATCAACCCTAAACTTTGGATCCATTATGACACTCGCATCGCTGACATATCTGGAATATAAAGCAACGACTTCCTTAATTTTATTATAACAAACGATTGTAGAAAATAAATAGTCTACAGTGATCTCAAAAAATTCAGTCATACCATTTAATGACGGTATAGTCTTAGTCATCCACGAAAGGAAATTTTTAGTTATGTCATAAAACAGAGTAATAATAGTCATAATCATGTTAGAATTAAATAATTTCCTCCCTGTCAATTCAGTAAAAGTCTTAATAGCATCCATAATCGATTTAGGAATTCCAATCGCACTGAGCATTAATACCACCGAATCAAATGTAATATCGTTAAGAAAATAAACTTGTGGTCTAAAAGCAGCGCGAATTTTAGAAAACCGATTATAAATGGAATACATCGACATCAAAGTCGAAATAACCTTAATCGGAGTCATCCATCCTTCTCTAATATCTAAAATCATCCTCATAACATCGAACAAAAACATAGCAAAATCTTCCGAAAATAACGCTGAGACACCGTTTGAAATTCCTCTAGCAGTACTAACCATATTCGATATCCTGTCATAAACCTGTTCCAATATCTGAGCTTTAAATTTTTGTTTTTTATAAATAACCAAGAATTTAAACCCATCCACATCAAAAAACTTAACCTTTTGACCTATATCTGATCTTTTCTTCATATCCTTACTATTACTACCCAACATAACATTGGTTCGCTCATCATATATATAATGAACTTCGTCAGAATACGAAGTCTCATAAAAACTTATACCGAGAGAATTGATTTTAGCTTTAGCAAATAAGTTGCTAATAATATTTTTGTTTAAGCTTCCGGCCTGCAAACCTTCCGCTCTAGCGCTTTTACTTTGTTCATAGTTTGAATTCATTTTATCGCTTGTTTCTTTTATCGTACTTTTCATTATTGTTAATTAAACGTCCTGCACCCGGATCAGGTAACATTTCACCATGTCTTGGTACTCAGTTCTAATTAAGCCTAAACTGAGCTAAAAAAGGAAGGTTATTTAATATACAATATACTCAAGAATCATAATAAAAATAATTACTACACTTTTAGATAGCTATATCGCCACGAATAGATCGTGTCAGAACGTTCTCTTCCGAGACTGCGCCTTTCACTAAAGGACCAATCCAATACACATCGCAGAACCACTAAATAAGAATAGTAACACCCTTACTAATCAACCTGAGCATCGTAACTAGGGAAAAAGAATATTTTTGCGAGTTAAGGCATTCTCCACACAATACAAGATATAAAAATACATCCCAAACCTTCAGGCTTGTACTTCACATACCTTTTCTTGAGTGGTTCCAACGAATCCATTATAATTAACCAATAGTTGCAGCTACTGGAAGCATATAATGTCAACGCTCTTTTTTATTTTTATAAGAAGAAGACGAAGTTACGAATATCGTCAAATAATAATAAAAAGAGTAAAACTAAAAATAAAACGCTCTAAACTAATAAAACAAAATTAAAAGTTTGATAGTTCTCTATCAACGAGAATAAAAACATATCGTAATGTAAGCTGACGCCAAGACTCACGCCGCCGGGACCGTAGGCCCGGACGCACGTAGCTTAGAGCTAAC